ATGTTCATAAAATGAAGGTCTAGCATCTACCTTTAATGTGTAGATCCAAAATGCGGATTCAAATCCTTTTTCTCTTTTTAGTAATGTAACTCCTTCTACGTTTTGTAGATGCTCATCGTAATAAGCTGCATTTTCTTTATGTTTAGATACTATCTTATTTAAATGTTTGAAATTTTCCATACCAACAGCGGCACATATATCATTCATATGGAATTTAAATCCCCATTCTTCTATATCTGCTTCACATCTAAAATCAGTTCTACCCTTTGGGCTTCTATCAATACCGTACCATCTAAGTAATTTTGCTCTTTCATATAATTCTTCATGAGGGCAATAAAGTAAACCGCCATCAACCGAAGTAATATGTTTAATTGCTTGTAGGGAATTCATTACAAAGTTCCCATGATTACCTAAATACTCTCCTTTATACTTTGTACCAATTGAATGTGCCCCATCTTCAATTAATACTGGGGTCCAATTGTGTTTTTTTCTAAATCTATTTTGGATTTCTTTAATCTTGTCTAAATCTAGTGGATATCCACCCCAATGGACCCCCATAATAGCTTTTGTCTTTGGGGTCATTTTTCTTTCTAGATCTTTCAAATCCATATTTAAAGTTGTTGGATCAATATCTACCCATTTAATTTTTAAATTATTTGCTAGAATAGGCCAATTTGATGCTGTGCATGTTAGTGGGGATGCTAGTACTTCATCTCCATCCTCTATACCAGGCCAATTATGGTTGGTAAAAACCAGATGTTCATACTCATTCCTATCCCAGTCAAGTTTAGGTTTCTTTAATAAATGGAGGGCCAAATGTAAAGCAGATGTTCCGGCATTAAGAGTTACTACTTTTTTATTTCCAAAGTATTCACCTAATTGCTTTTCAAACTCATCTACTTTAGGCCCCTGTCCAATGTATCCACTATCTAGTACTTTTCCTACTTCTTCCTTGGCGGTGGGAGCCATAAAAACTTTAAAAAGTGGTATTTGTTCCATTATAATGTATTATAAAATTCGTTTTGGTTTTCTTGTCGTTTTATATCTTTTGGATGATAGATACAAAATTCTTCATTTGCGGGTAACTGAGATTCGGTTTTATGGCCTGTAAGTATTTCATGGACTTTATTTTTCCATTTAATACGTTTTACGTTTTTAAGGATTCTACATTGGTAATCCGGAAAATTTACTTTCCCATCAGGGTCAACTCTCCATCCCCATTTCTTAATATGTTCATCTGTTAGCCCTCTAACTGTATTAATTCGAGGAACCCAAAATACATCAGTTCCCGGATTATTTTTTATTAACCACTCAATAGTATTCATTAAGTATTCTTCAGGGTACTCATCAGCATCAATTTGAAAAATATAATCTCCAGAACAATTATCTTTAAGATTATTTTTAAATGATGAGAAATCTTTATTTAAGGCAAATTCTATAACTTTTACATCAGGGTGTTGCTTTAGTACTTTATACACTTCAGAGGTAGTATTTCCCTGATCGCATTGTACTACTATTTCATCTTGTTCCCTTTTATGTTTGGTTAAGTATTCAAGTAAATATTCTATTTCTTTATACTCATTACATACGGGCACAGCATAACTAATTTTCATTATTTTTCAGGTTCGAATACCCCAATATAATCAAGAGCTTCTATAAAATCACGTTCTTTAAAGTAAGAAGCCTTTTTCATGTCCATTTTATAAGTAGCATCTTCCGGAAAATTTTGTTTTTCTTCTTCTGTAAGCTCTTTAGCTGGGCAAGCTACCCAATTCCAATCGTCGACTGAAGTACCTTGAATGAATATCATTCCCTTATCTTCAATATTAATTGTAGACGGGATCCAAGTAAAACCATCTGATTCTACTTTAGATAAATCTTTATAAATTTCTGGGAGTACTTCTAGTTGTTCATTTAAAAATTCGCTATCGGGTTCCATTAAAGTATTAGTAGTAAAACCACATCCATAACACATATGAACTTTATAATCAGCCCCTAAATCATTTTCATAACAAGCGTCACTTCCACAACGGGGACATGTTGTTAATTTATCCTTTAACATCTTCTAATTTTTTAAGTTTAGGCAAGCCTAATGTTGGAAGTTCTAATTTAACTTCTTTAGGGAAATCAGGGAGGTATTGATCTAAATAAGTTTTTAATTGTTTAGCCATTACATCAAAGTTAAATTCTAAAGAGTTTTTTCTTGCTTGTCTAATTGACTTTTCTTTATAGGTTTTATAATTAGCAAACATATCTCTTAGAGCATTAACTGTGGCTTGTTGGTCAACATCAAACCATTCAAATTCTTTCATTAACACATTTTGTACTACAGAACTATCATCTAACTTATTTAACTTACCTGGGAGGAGGGAGGTAAATTTACTGTCTAGAAAATCCTTATGGCCACTCCAGTCCGTAGTTAGAATAGGTTTTTTAGTTAAACTAAACTCCAGTAAAGGTCTGCCAAATCCTTCCCCCTTAGTTAGACTTACCATAGCTTTAACTTTATTATGAGTATAAACTTCATTCATTTCTTCATTAGTAAGATCACCATGAAGAATATAAATATTAGGTAATGTTTGAGCATTTTTTACAGTACCACGTATAGAATCTATTTTTTCTAGGAGGTCATTTCGATCCATATATGAAGTACCCACTCGAGTAGTTTTTAGTATTAAGGCAGGGGCTTTTTTAACATTTTTAAATGATTCTAAGAATAATCTTACTAACAGTCCTACATTTTTCCTATCATGTCCTACATGGCCTTGCATCCAGTGTCCTACAAATAAATAGGCAAAGTCTTCTTTAATTTCACTTAAATCAAATGTAGATTTTTTAGGCTTATAAGTATTAAGGTCTACTCCTTCAATTAATATCTCTATTGGTTTTTGAAGTTTATATTCTCCTACTGTTTGATTAGTATTTTTATCCTTTTGTTCAAACTTAATAGTTTTAAACACATTAGCACTGTGAGTAGAAGATGTTAATACTAAATCCATCCTGTTACACCCTTCAACCCATGATGGGTGGCATCCTGTAGTTTCAATTCCAGCTGTAAGGCCTATATTATATTTTCCTATTGGTTGGAACTCATTAGGTACAGTAATTTGGCACCATATTTCTGGCTTTTTTGGGAGTTGATTTCCTACTGGGAGTAAATGGGGTTTTAAGAAGTGCCATTCAGGGTGATCTGATATAAAACCCCATGCACATACCCCCCATCTTTGGGGTAAAACTTTAACATCATATTCATCTAACTCAATAAGAGCTTTTACAAAATCTCGAGCTCGAGCTCCATAACCGCTGTACGTGTCAATCGGACAGCTTACTATAAACATTGGTTTCATTAATATACTAAATTATGTTGTACAACTTTTTTTTCGATTGGATCAGCTTTGATCACTTCATATCTGGGTCTAGGAGTCCAGGTTTCTAATAGGTTATCTATATTTTCTATTACTCTTTCTCCTTGGCGTTCAGCAGTAAATCCTGCTTCATTTCCCGTAGCCCATTCTCTACCTAATAATCCTATAGCTTTTCTTCTTTCAGGAGTTAAATTATAAACTTCTAAGAGTTTATCAGCAGCATCACTAGGGTCACACCTATCATCAAAAATATATGGTGTTGGAGGAGAACCAACAATAGAAATATTAGTTGGAAAAACTGGGAAGGCCCAAGGTCCACATTCTTTATAAGTACCCCTATGGTTTGAAGGAATATTTTCGTCTGGGGTGAACCATAATCCTTTTTCGTCTTGGAATCTCATTTGGTCTTGCATCCCACCTGTGGTATTAGCAATTATAGGATTACCAGCTAAAAGAGCTTCTGTTAAGCTTAAACCCCACCCTTCATTAGAGGTTAATTGAATTTGAACATCCGTGCTATTATATAATAAATTCATATCATGAGTTGAAAGTTTAGGTTCATGTATGATAATATTATATCTTTCATCGTCACCACAAAGCATATCTATTACTGCTCTAAGGTCTGTTCCATTAGGATCTACAGCCTGGGTGTGTAAAAGGAAAGCACACTGTTTAGCTTCTTCTAAAGGTAATTTATCTATAAATTGTTTATAAGCCCAAATAGTATCAGGTATTTGTTTACGTCTAATATTTCTAGAATTAAAAAATGCTACAAAATCATATTCTTTATCCCCATATAAATTCTTTTTAAATTTTATTAATTCAGAATCTTTTTTATCTAAAGGCTTATAGATTTTATGGTTTAACCCATGAGGAACATATTTAATAATTTTATTTTTAGCTTTATCCCCTAATACTATTTTATTAATATTTACTGTTTGTTTCGAAATACCCATTAATAAATCACAAGATTCATAATAAGCTTCATTATACCTAGGGGCTGGTAGATCATCCCAGATATTAAGATAAACAATAGGAATTTTTGTTCTAACTTCAGCTTCAATTTTAAATAACCAAGCCCAATATCTAGGATCAGTTATAATAAAAATAGCATCGGGGTTTTCTATACTAATGATTTCCCTAAGTTGTTCAGGGGTACCATATCCACTAGAGGGATAAAGAGTTACACTGGCATCATTAATGCCTGTTTCATCATTTGTACTTTCACTTAAGTCTAATCGTTTCCCTGCTTCAGGGTGATCGATAGCTGCCCCTAAATTACTATAATTAAAATGGTGGGCTGTATGGAGTACTATTTCTTTTGCAACTGTTCCAATTCCAGAGTGGGTTCTAATATCGTCGCACATCAACAAAATTTTCTTTCGTTGATCTTTTGGAATATAACCTTTTTTCATACTTGTTTTATAAATTTAAATCTGTGTGATTATGAATTTGTCGTTTAAATTCTTCATCTGTAAGATACAAATGGACACATCTGTCAGCAAGTTTTTGGAATGAAAACTTTTGTCTAACACATGCTATTTTAAACTCTTCAAATAAATCGCTTTTAATTTTTACGCTTGTTAATGTTAAATCTTTTTTACTCATAATAATATTTTATATAGTTTGCGTATATAAATATGTACGGAGTCTAAAAAATTAATGTTTATTACATAATTCTTTATTATCATTAAAGGAACACCATTTACATAAGGGTGATATTACTTTAGGATGTTCTTTATCTTGATGTTTTCCTTTAGGAGTAAAACAGTCACTAATAAATTCCTCTAATATAGTGTCTGCTTTCCTAAGCTTATTACGTCCTGCAGCTGGTTTATGGAGTTGGACTCTATGGATAGGGTAATCACTATTTTCCCAAATTTTTCTACGTACAATAAAAAATTCTACTTCTATATTTTCAAGTGGGATTCCATACTGCTCATTAAAAAACTTTTTATAAAGAACTAATTGCATTTGCTTATTTTCGTCCTTTTTAGCTTTAGCACCCCACCCTCTAGTAGACGTTTTTATATCGTATACATAAAATTTATTTGTGGGTTCATGGTATAATACCATATCAATAAAACCCTTGTATACTAAATTGTTACCAACGTTCATTACAATAGGTAACTCAATACCTGCAAGGTGCCATCCACGGTTTCCAAAATATTGTTTACGTCTCTTTTTAAGAAAATCTAATATTGCTACTCCATCTTCGAAAAACTCACGTAATTCTTCTGGGGATGAGTAGTGGGTATCTTTGTTTTTAGTATAACCTTCTTTATATAAATTTATAAATTTTTCCTGGAATATTTCTTCCAAGTTCATAGCATCTGCTTTTACTCCTGATTCTTCATACATTGTAGTAAGCCAATCTTGGATTACTTCATGCATTGAAGTTCCAAAAGTAAAATGAATAGATTGCTCATTTTGATAATGTCCATCTTTATACTGGAGTGACCACTTATGTGGGCAACTCCTATACATAGACATTTGTGAATAAGAAATTGTTTTTTGGTAAGCATAGTTTACCTCAGGCAATTCTTTATTCTGTATCTCCTTGAGTATTTGGGGTTTTTTTGCCATTATTTAGATTCACCTATTTTTCTTATTCTATATTCTTTACTATTCCAAGGCACCCCTTTAAATTCCTGACATGAGATATGGGGGTCAAACCAGTTAGGGAAATCGGACCATTTAAAATGGATAGGAAGGTTAAAGATTTGTGCTAAATCTATTTGGACACTATCCGGGGTTGATATTAAATCTTTATAATCTAAAGTATATGTAATATATTCAGGATATGTAGAAGCTTGGTTAATACAGGACTGATATCTTTCTTCTGTTACGTATCCATCTGAACTGTTTAGAGTGTCCGTTTTGTTCCTAGTAATATTAATAACTTTTATATTATTTTTTTTAATAAGATCCAATTGATGAGAAATTACTTGAGGGGGTAAAGTATTACTAAACACATGCTCACCAGTTCTTTTGCCTACTTCAAAATCAGATTTAATAAAATCACCAAGAGAAATTTCTTGATGATTATAAACGTTTAGACTAAAAGCATTAAATAATCTTCTAACTAGGGTAGTACCTGTTTTGGCACATCCCGTAATAAAAATTTTATTCTTTGTCATTTAATTTTTCTAATTTTTCTAAATAAAGTATAGCATCCATAAGTTCCTCTTTCATATGAGTAACCCATTCTTTAAATTTAAGATCTTCACGATCCATATTAACACCATACTTTTTTTCACCAAACTCTGATCGAGTTTTAAATTGTTCTATAACTGAGGTTACAATACTATCCATTAGTTAAACATTTGGATTACTTCTTTATCTTGATAGCCTGCTTTGTATAACATATCCTCTAAAACATCATTATCTAAAGTTATAACTGCTATTTCTGCTTCTCTAGTAGAACACTCATAAATTTTAGATAAAGCCTCTACTAATTCCGTGGTAGGTTGTTTCATTTTTGATTTAATATATTTAAGCCAAACACTCTTTTTAGGAAGAAGTTGACAGTATATTGTGTAATATTTTTGTTTACTAGTGTAAGGAATTGTTTGCACATAATTTACCAATTCAATAAAAGGTTCGTGCATAGATAAAAAACGGTTCACCATATAAGGATTAAAGGACTCCCTCTCTTTATCCGAGAAGGAGTCCCAATCTCGTTTTTTACCTGTCAGTTCTTTTAACCAATCAAATAGTGTCATACTCACCTCTCAATTCGGGTGGTAAAGTATCTTGTAAAATCTTACCTGTTTTTTCATCATAAAAAACTGGGATGGGGAGAACAGCATCTTCAGCTCCATTAGTAATAAAACGAGATACTTTTCTTAGGATAAATCCTTGTTGAAAAAGTTGTCCACCTGAGTCATTTGGTACTGAAGTGGTTTTACCCAAATCAATTTGGGGTTGTTGTTGGGCCATTTCTGATTTCTTCATAATCTATTGTTTGAATTTCGTTGCAAAAATAATAATGTTTTTCTTTTTTTAAAACTGTATCACAATGCCAATATTTTTTTACCAAGTTAATAGCTTCTTGGGTTGTTTTTTCTGTTTCTTTTATTGTACGATACAATAAAAATTTTCTATCTCCAAATTCTATTATATCCTTATAAAACAACTTTACCGGAGACTTCAAGTAGTTTAGAAATACAAGCCATTACATTAATTTCCTTATCAATTCGGAAGTTTGAATGGTACATATATTCTTCAATAATAATAATTGCTTCTGCGGGGCGAGAAGTATATTCGTCTATACGTTCATACAACGTTTTATATAACGCTTCAAAGTCCTGAACATTAGAATCGGCGATTACTTGTCTAATTTGTTTAAATGACTTTTTATTAGGTAGTAGTTCAATTACTTTATCAATATAATTAGATGATACAAGCGTTTGTTTATCTAATTCTAGTTCACCATCTTTAGAAGACATTTGACATACATTAAGCATCTTACGCACATCTGGGTAGTATTGATTTATTAAATCTTTAAGATGATCAGTGCTATGTTGTATATTTTCTTTAGATAAAACATTAAAAATATGTTTTGCTACTTCACCCTTACTAGGGGGCACAATCTTAAGTACTTGACAGCGTGATTGAAGAGGATCAATAATACGCTCTACATAATTACAGGTTAGAATAAATCGTGTGCTCTTAGAAAAAGTTTCAATTACATTCCGAAGTGAAGCTTGTGCTTGAATTGTAA